TCGGTGGCATCGAGGCGGCTCGAAAACGACTTCTCGAAGTTGCCGAGGGCTCCGACAGTGGCGCGACTGACCTCGACGATGCCGGGGAGGGCGGTGGCAAGCATCCGCTGGATAGCCTCGATCTGCGACTGCGACTTCGCGATGAGAGCTTCGAGCTTGCTCAGACGAGCGTCGGTCTCAGCGCTGCCGTTGACAGCGGCATCGACCAGAGCTGCGCCAGCCTCGACGGCAGCTTGAGACTTGCTGACCTCGATCTCGGTGGCGGTCATCTTCGCCGCCTTCTCGATCGCGTCAAGCGCCTTCATGAAAATGTCATCGGGAACTCCAGACTTCGACCGGTCGTCCTCGATGGTACCCTCACTGATGCCCTTTTCCAGGGCGGCATTGATCATGGCCTCATCGAGCTTGAGGTCAGTCATGCTCTTGATGAAATCCGTGGCCTTCTGCGGCATTTCTGTTTTCCTTTTCAGCCCTGGTTTACCAGGAGCAGGTTATAAACCCGATCGGTAACCCGCCGGGCAGTCTCTCGGTCCACCTTGAACCTTGAGATAACACTTTGGATGTGGCGCTCGCGCGCGTCATCCTCGTTTTTTCCAAACCCAACCATCGACTTCATGAACTTTCTGTTCTCAAGGATGGCTTCCAGGGTTTCTATTAGCTGTCCCTTTTCTTCCGCATACGAAAGCGACGCCGCGATGTCGTGCAGCTCTGGGCGGAAGCGGGCGTAAAAATTGACAGGGCGATGGGTCACGGCAGCGGTGTGGGGGCGCGACTCGTAAATGTGGAGCCCCTTCGACACCCCCTCCCGCTTCGCAATTTTTGTTCCCTTGCCCTCAACGGACCAGGCGAGGCGGCGATTTTCGTCCTCCTCGGACTGCTCAAGGACGAGCGCCTTTTCGTAAAGCTGCTTCCCCATGGGGTCGAGCAGGTAAAAATACCCCCTGCAAAAAACACCTGGGGCTCCGCACGGGTGCTCGCGGACCTCGGTAGAGGTCGGGCGCCCAACGATCATATGGGCGAGGGATGGGTGCTCGTAGACGAAATAGCCGGACTTCAAAAAGTCCGACGTGTCCATCCCCTTCGCGTAGATGATGTCACCCTCGGCGTCAGGCACCTCTACCGAGATGAAGCCGCCCACCCACCCCTTCTTGTTGGAGTCAGTGCCCTTGGACTTCGCCAGGTCGGCGTTGTCTGGCTCAACAAGCTGGAGCGGGTTCTGGGTTCGCCAAATGTAATTTTGACCGTTCATAGGCTGAAGATTTCCGATTTTTTCTTTCTACGAAACTTACAGCGCTACGCCGCTTCCCGTGTTGGCGTCCTTCGTCCGTTCACCCACGCCGAGAGGGAGTCGAACTCGATGACCGACGGTGGCTCTGGGTGCTCCATGAGCTGGAACACCGTGTTGATCGGCAGGTCGGCGGCCGGGTGCATGAGCGGCGGCTTGTTCTTGATGGCCCTGATCTCGTTGGGTGTATCCCAGAGGGTGACCGACTTCTGGTAGAACTCGTTCTGCTCCTTCTCGCTCCTCGCGTCGAAGCCGACGAACTCCAGCTTGAGATGCGGCCAGTACGGCTGGATCACCCAAAAGTTGAGCCACTGCGCCAGCGCTCGGATGATCGGACGCAGCCCGCGCTCCTTCGAGGAAATGATCCTGTCCACAGGGCTGTCGGCGTACTGCTGATTCTTGACGTTTTCGGTGCCGAAAATGAACCCCATCTCCGCAGGGTCGATGGCGTAGAGTGAACAAATTGTTTTTAGCAAAAAGTTAATCCAATCGCTGTACTGCATATCAGCGTTGGACTCGCCTCCGAGGTGGTGGACCTTGATCGCCTCGTTGTTGTCCGGGTTCGTCTGGACGATCGCCGTCTTTTTATTTTGCCTCGGGCCGGACAGGGCGGCTTGGATAATCCGCTCGGTCGTGGCGAACTTTTTGTCCTTCATTTTTGTCTGGAGCTCGATGAGCGTGTTCCCATGGACCCCAGTCATGTAGTTGGCGGCGTTCGACGCCTGGGCGTTAATAATGTTAGAGACAATAAAAATAAGCTGCTCAAGCTCAGGGTGCCCGTAGCCGCCGGCGTAAATCCATGTCCTCGGATTTCGGATGCCGCAGGCCAGCTGCTTCGCGGTGAACTCCGCCTTGATTTCGTTGTCCAGCCACTGGACGTAGGCGATGTCGTCGAAATCCCAGCGCTTTGTGTCGATCAGCTTTTCATCGACAGGCACCGCCCGGCGGATGGTGGTAGGGTCGACCGGCACGATGGCGATCGGCCACTCCTCGCCGTAGATGTCCGTCTCGGTGACGATCTCGAAGGTTGCCATGTCGTACGTCAAGGAGTCGGTGATGATGGCTCGGACGAAAGCCTCGAAGCCACCGATGAACCACATCCCACCGCCGTTCAAAATGAGATTCGTGACGTACTTTATGTCGTCCTCGACCCTCGCTGAAATTTTCTTGCTGGGGTCGGTCGGAACGATCCTGAACCCCGTGCTGAAATCCGAGGTCGCAGCTCTGGCGAACTCGGCCACCTGGTTGACGCGGGTTCGGATAATCGCAGCCACCTGAGGGGTGCGGGCGAGAAACCTGAGTCCGGTGTAGGTGAGGCCGCCAGCTCCAAGATGCAGCTCGCTAGGAACGTTCTGCATCGACTGGAGGTAGGTCGCCATGATGACATCGATGTTCCCCGACCTCGGACCCTGGCTAGGAAACTGAGTACCGGCGTTGGCGATGGTTTCACTGTTCATCGGAGCCACTCCTTGATTTTAGCGGCAGCCGACTCGGCGCCATGCCTGTACAGGTACCTGAGCTGAGCCTTCGCAATCTCGTCGCCCCGCAGCATCACCTCAGATACGAAGGCAGCTACCGACATGGCTGACGACTTGGAAGCCATCTCCTGAAGCCGCGAGGTCATCGACTTTTCGAAATCGACCAGCAGCGATTTTTCTACCTCACGCTCCTTCGGGACCTGCTCCTTATTTTCCTCGCCCACCATTTCGTTAGGCGCCAAGAAGGCGATTTTATTACGAATGGCTGCGATCTGCTTGCTGATCGCTTCTCGCTCTTCAGGGGAGTTGGTGACCTTAAGGCGCTCCCGAAGGCGCTGGAGAACCTGAAGACTTTGCTGGTGAGCGATCATCCTCTTGTGGTGCTCGTCGTCGGTGGCTTCCTGCTTTTTGCGCCTGCCACCTGACGACTCGGACCCAATCTGATGCCACCCGTCAGCGCGCTTTTCCCAGATGGTCCCATCGGCGTGCTTGGAGGTGGAGCCCTCCGGCATACCTTCAGGACCAGGAACGCCCTCTGCCTTGTAAACACCAACCTCACTTGGATTGATGCCTGGAATACCAAGGTTGGCCAGCGAGGCAAGGGCACCAACAAACTCGGTACGCGCCTTTTCGTCACCCTTCCTGATCCTTTTAAGGATGCGAACCAGCCTGCCGATGGCTCGGTTTTTTTCGATGTCCTCCTTGGAGGGCGGAGGCTTCGTACCTACGAGATTTCTCCAGAGGTGCCCGACGTCTGTGCCCTTCGGTCCGTCGCTCAGCGATTTTTCCACCGGCTCGCCGTAGATCGATGGCTTGTCGATCGGCTCCTGGCGCTCCGGCGTCACCACCGACCTGACATTTTCGTAGTTCACCGTGCACATTTCGTCGAGCCCGACAAGACGGCGAACCCTATCAGCCAACCTCATGTACTCGTCCCACCCCCGCTTTTCGATGAAATCTTTGAGGATTTCTTCCCACTCCTCGATGGTGACCTGCCGTACAGGGCCAGGTTTATCGATGGAGTTGTTGGCGAGGATGACGAACTTGACGACCTGGTCGTCGCAGGCAGTGACGGCGAGGGTGTAAAGCTGCCCGAGGTGGTCAACCCTGATTTTCATACCTGGGCTGACGGTGATCACCTCGTCGCTGGGGAGGCTGTTGTAGTAGGGAGCCTTGTCGTCCCCTGGCGGGGTGCCACGGAAGGCGAACTGATCACTTTTTCCCAGGTACCGCTCGACCTCGTCCGCCACCTCGCCCCACGGTCTCCCTCGGATGGTCGGTGAATCCTCTAGGGAGAGGTAGCGCGTCTTCGACTTCCGTACCTTCGTCTCCTGGGTGGACGTGGATTCGCTGACACGGCTCTCCGAGGTCGAGGGCGAGGCTTCGGTCGAAGAGCTTTCTTCCATCGTTGTTGAG